AATAACTCACTCTTTTTTGACCAAAACCAGCCCGAAATAGCCGGGATTGGCTCTAATCAGCAGCTATCGGAACCGGTTGCGTCTGAGCTGCCGCGATTGGCTACGCCTGTTCAGGGGGGATGTTCTTATGGGCCTGCTGTGGCGGCTTGGGCTTTGAAGTTCATGCAGGTTGAGTTGATGCCTTGGCAGGTGACTGCGTTATCGGGTCAGTTGATGCATGATGAGAATGGCGAGCTTGTGTTTCGTGAGTCTTTGGTAAGTACGGCTAGACAACAGGGCAAGTCGGTTGCGTTGCGGGCGCTTATTGGCTGGTGGGTTACTGAATACGCCGCGACCCGTGGGAAACCTCAGTTTGTGTTGTCAACGGCAAACATGCTTGACAGGGCGGAAGCAATTTTTAACGATTTAGCTTTTATTTTGCGCGATTTGTTTGGCGCTAAGTTGTTGCAAGCGTTGGGCCGTAAATCTGTGCAAATGCCTGACGGTTCACGTTGGGAAGTTAGAGCTGCGTCCACCAAGCTTCATGGCGGGTCTTACGACCTTATTGTGGTTGACGAGTTGTGGAACATTGCGCCCGACGTGTTAGACGATGCACTTAAACCGTCACAAGTTGCCCGGCCCAATCCGCTGCTTTCTATGTGGTCTACCGCCGGCGACGAGTCCAGTACTGCAATGATTAATTACCGGTCTATTGCATTGCAAGAAATAGACGAAGCTGTAGTTGCGGAAAGGTATTTTGCGGAGTGGTCTATTCCTGCCGGCTGTGACCCTCGCGACGAACAGTATTGGGGGCTAAGTAACCCGGCGCTTGGGCGCACTATTACAATGAAAGCTCTTAGGGCTGCTTCCAAGTCGGATAGTTTTCCAAGGTCTCACGGTAACCAGTGGAGTGCCAGCCGGGGTGCATGGCTGGATGCAGGACAGTGGGACAAGTGCAAAACTGTTCACGACATCCCTGCCGGCGGCATTCTCGCTGTGGACAGCAGCGTGGATGAGGCGAGATACTGCGGTGTAAGGTCTGTGGTTTCTAACGGGCAAGTGTTTGTAACTGTCGAGTTTGTCGTGGACACAGAAGCGGAAATGTGGGCACACATTGACCGGGTAATGAAACACCCCTCTGTTATCTTGCTGGTAACGCCTACATTGGAAATCCATGTACCGCCGCACTTGCAGCGCCGCTACCAACTCACCGGCTACGCCGAACTACTGCGTTACACAGCTTTAGTGCGCTCGATGATTTTAGAGGATAAGGTACGCCACTCAGGTAATCAAACCCTTGCCGAACATGTCAACCGAGCGGTTTTAGTTCGTACCGCGCAAGGCGCTGTGCTGTCGTCGCAGAAATCCCCGGGTCCAATAGAAGCAGCTAGGTGCATGGTGTGGGCTGTGTCAGCTGTTAGCCGACCACAAAACAAGGCAAAACCTATGCTTGTGGTGATGTAGTACGGTTATTATCTAATGCAGGTGTGTCGCCCGTTGTCGGGACGGACGGCACGCCACTACTCGAAGGAACCCACGTGGCGCTATTTGCTAAGACCGAAACTAAAGCACAAATAAGCGCGGTAGATACCGCAAAGGTAGCCGCAGCCGTGGGTGGCTATTCGCCTAACATGGCTGGGCCTAACATGATTGGGCAGTACTACAGTTATCAAGAGGGCGAAGCCCGCAACCGCGCAATGCAAGTGCCCGCAATCAGCCGCGCCCGCGATTTACACGCCAGTGTTATCAGCGCAATGCCGTTAAAAATGTACCGCGAAAAGTGGAACGAGACCGAGCGCGAAATGGAGTACGAAAACCTTGCGCCTCGTTCTTGGCTACGCAGACCCGACCCAGTTTTGCCTTACGAAACTCTTATGGCTTGGTTATTTGATGACCTTTTTTTCTTTGGAAGAAGCTTCCTTTATGTGACCGCTAGAGGGGCTGACGGCTTTCCTGTTTCTTTCACTCGGTTGCCTGCGGGCTCAATAACCACGCAGGACCAAGAGCCTCCAGTGTGGTTCGCCCCGTCGCAAGAAGTATTTTTTCAAGGGGGTCAATTAGACCCTGCAAACCTTGTTCAGTTCATTAGCCCGATTCAAGGTGTTATTTATGCAAGCGAACAAGCCATTGCTACAGCGTTAAAAATTGAGGACGCCCGCTACCGCAACGCCAACACGGCTATTCCGTCTGGCATCTTAAAGCAGACCGGTGGCGAACCATTAAGCGCACAAGAACTATCCGATTTAGCAGCTGCTTTTAATCAAGCACGCTTGTCTAATCAGACGGCAGCGCTTAACGAGTTCTTGTCATACGAGGCCACTACCGCGACTCCGGACCGCATGATGCTTCAGGAAAGCGCGCAATTTTCAGCACTGCAAATGGCACAGATTTGCAACATCCCGCCCTACTTGCTGGGCGTACCGACAGGCTCATACGCCTATACCAACAGCCGCGAATCACGCCTAGATTTATGGCTATTTGGCACTAAAACCTACGCCGAGTGCATTGCTTCTACCTTGTCAAGTAATTCAGTGTTGCCCAACGGCACATACGTTGAGTTTGATTTTGACGAGTATCTAGGCGAACTAGAAGAAGCCGAAACTAACCGCAACGTAAATATTGAAGAAGTAGAAACTGGAGAATCACGAGCATGATTAAGTTAAACGCCCAAGCCGTCACGCTGGACGCCGCAGCTGGCGACATGCCTACCCGCACCATCACTGGCATTGCTGTGCCTTATGGCGAAACCGCTGTAGTCTCGGACGGCACCGCTGTCCGTTTTGAACAAGGCGCACTACCCGTAGACGGCAAAGCCCCCAAGCTGTTTATGTACCATGATTCTTCACAGCCTGTCGGCCTTGTGACTGAGCGAGTAGACACCCCACAAGGCATGATGTTTGCCGCCCGTATTTCAGCAACCGCAGCCGGTGACGAAGCTTTAACCCTCGCATTAGACGGAGTTCTTGACTCTGTAAGCGTCGGAGTTAACCCAACTAAGTTTTCTTATGACGATGAAGGCACAATGGTTGTCACCGAAGCTAGTTGGTTGGAGCTCAGTTTGGTGCCGGTGCCGGCGTTTGCCGGGGCAGAAATTGAGAAAGTTTATGCATCTGCCGAAAATGTTGTGTTAGCATCACAAGAAGAACCCGACACAGAACCCACAACAGAACAAGTCGAGGAGACAGAAACCGTGGACGCAGTACAGCCCGAAGCAGTCGTAGAGGCCGCAACACCAACAGCACCAATTCCCGCACAGCCAAAGCGCAACTTTGGTATGCCTTCTGCTGGTGAATACCTTGCCGCTTATCACATGGGTGGCGAAGTATGGCAACGTGTGAACGCTGCAGCAGTTGAGGTAATGAAATCAAAGCAGACCGCACTGCAAGCCGCGGCTGGGGACGCATTGACCACCGATACACCGGGCCTCTTAAATCAGATGGTTTTGGGCCCCGTGTTCACGGACCTTAACTACATCAGACCAGTTGTCAGTGCTGTGGGCGCTCGCGCTTTTCCTGACGGCGGAACACAAAAAACCTTTATTCGCCCAACTTGGACAACCCACGTAAGTGTTGGTTCTCAGTCGCCTGAACTTAACGGCGTATCTGCAACCACTCCAGTGATTGCATCCAACGTGGTTTCTAAGACAACTTTGGCTGGGCAAGTTACCTTGTCCGCACAGGACATTGACTTTACGTCACCTGCCGCGTTGGAAATTATCCTTCGCGACTTGGCAGGACAGTACATGCTTCAGTCGGACGCAGTTGCTTGTGCAGCAATCCTTGCAGGTGACACCGCATCAGGTTCTACATGGACAGTGACCGCAAACGACCCAACATCGTTAATCGCGGCCTTGTATGACGCAGCAACCGACATTCTTAAAGCTACTAACTTCTTGCCTGACCACATTTTTGTAAGTCCTGACGTTTGGCAAAAATTGGGAAGTCAGTTAAACGCAGAAAAATCCCCAATTTTTCCATACACGGGCGCTGCAGGACTTATGGGCGTGAACGGCATGGGCACAGCCAACGTCACACAAATGAACACTTTCAACCCATTGGGCCTAAACCTTGTCGTAGACCGCGCATTTGCGGACAACACAATGGTGGTTGCGCGCGGTTCAGCAATTGAGTTCTACGAGCAGATTCGTGGAATTATGTCGGTAGAAGTGCCAAGCACTTTGGGCCGCACATTCTCCTACTACGGATACGTTTCAACCTTCATCGCAGACGGCGACCAGGTTAAGAGCATCGCAATCGCCTAATCCCGAAAGGCGGTTACCGTCATGGCGGTATTTAACATCACTTCGCGCATGCGTTTGGACGACTACTCAGTTGTCCAAACGCTGACGAACACCGATATAACACCGGGTCAAAGCATTACGATTGCAGGACTAGGCGACGGCTTTGACGGCACTTTCCTAGTGTTGGCATGCCCACAATATGAGTACGTTGGTACTGAAACCGACGGCACTCTAATGTTTGACTCGGCTGTGGCTCGTCCTAACCAGTTGCTTTTTGTAGATGTTGGCGCAAACTTTGAGTATGACGCCGAGGTACTAGGTACTGTCACTTGGAACCCAAGCTGTACTTGGATTACAAACAACCAAATCGCCGCATATCTCGATATTCCGCTAACAAGCACAAACGCCGCTGCTTTATTAGTGCAGTGCGCCGCAGCTGCTAATGCGTTTGCTTATCGCAGGCGCTATGAGGCTGGCTATCTGCAAGACTCCCTCGCGACAAGTCCGGGCGGTGACGTGACCTTGGGGACCATAATGATTGGTGCCGCCTACTTTAGACAACAGGGAAGTTATACGGCACTGGCATCCTTTGACGGTATGGGTAGCCCACCCGCCAATGGCATCACTCCTATGGTGTTGCAACTATTGGGCATAAACCGCCCGCAGGTTGCCTAATGGCCCTACCATACAACGACCTCTTTAACGAGTGCTTAGACGACCTCTCAGCCACGCTAAAGACCATCACAGGACTACCAGTAGCCATAGACCCGCGACAGATAACCACGTCTTGCGTGTTCATTGACGCACCTAGCTTCGACGCTTGGAACTACAACATAGTGCGCATGGATTTCCCGGTAAAAATAATCGGCTCAGGCCCCGGCAACCTTGACGCCTTGCGCGACATCCTGCAAATTACTTCCAAGCTGCTCGCTAAAAACGTGGCTGTAAAGTCCGGCAGCCCTGTCATTGTTTCTATCGGTGGCGCTGACTACCCCGCCTATGACTTGCTAATATCAGTACAAGCACAGACGGCGTAGGAGTTTTATGGCGTACAAAGTAAACAGCGAACGAGTAGGAACCATAGGCGCGGAATACATCCCAGCCGAAGGCGTAAACGTCGAGGCACTACTCGCCGGCGGCTTCATCGTAGAAGTTGCAAAATCCAAACCCGCTAAGCAGGAAACTGCTAGTATCCAAGACGACAAGGAGTCTTAAAAATGGCAACAAGCACATACCTCTCATCACCAGTCGTGACCGTCAACTCAGTCGACCTCACGGACCAGTGCACAAGCGCAACCCTTACGCATCGCTTTGACCAGTTAGAAGCCACTGCTTTTGGCGACACTGACCGCAAGTTTGTTAAGGGTTTGGGCAATCATGAGGTGACCATTTCTCTCATGATGTCCTATGCCGCCACGGAAACTTACGCAACATTGCAGGCACTTGTCGGCACCACAACCACAGTGCGCGTACAGCCAACAAGCGGTACAGACTCCGCCACAAACCCCGGATTTATTCTTACGGGCGCGTTTCTTGCAGAGCTTCCAGTAATCAACGCAACCCTGGGCGAACTCAGCACCGTGGATGTTACCTTTGTTGGTGGCGTCTATTCTGTTGATACTACTGGCGCGTAAACCGCTCATACTCTGAGCCCGACTAAGGAGACTTATGAAACTAACACTTGCTGTAGACCTCGGCGAAGGCCCAATTGAGGTCACCACTAACTTGTATGTAATTGTCCAGTACGAACGCAAATTTAAGCGGCGCGCCTCTGACATGGCTACCGGCATCGGTATGGAGGACCTGTTGTATCTCGCTTACGAGGCCTGCCGTTTACACAAAGTAGTAGTGCCTGTTGCCTTTGATGACTTTGTAAAGAAGTGTCAAAGCATTGAAGTTGTTAGCGAGGATGACGACGCAAACCCTATCCAAGGGCCACCTACCGATACTCTCTAGCGGGGTTGCTTTTACGCACAGGCTGGTGGCCCCCTGCGGTAGACTTTGATATTAAAGACATGCACACGGTGTCGGCAATTATTGAGGAACAGAACAAACATGGGCGTTAGTTTGGACGTTGAGGTAGTCGGAGTTAAGGACGCATTGCGCGAACTCCGCCGCTTTGACAAAGACTTAGCAAACCAATTGCGCCGAGACGCCCGCAAAATTATGGCTCCAATTGTTCAAGACGCGAAAGCCAATGTTCCTAGTACCGCATTGTCCGGCATGGCCGGAAGTTGGACTAGTAAAAAATCCGGCGTGCAATTGCTTCCTTGGTCAGGAACCGACGCAAAGCGTTATGTAAAAGCAAAAACCTCTACTAAAAAACCTAGCGAATATGCCGGCATTACCCGCGACATTTCAGCGTTTTATGTGTCTTGGGCTGGTGGTGTTAATGCCATTTTTGACATGGCTGGACGCCGTAACAAGTCGGTTATGGCCGCAAACCTTACGGGCAAGTTTGGCCCACCGTCGCGTATTATGTGGCCCGCTGCAGAAAAGAATGCACCAGCAGTTGAGGCACAGATGAAAGACGTAGTTGACCGCTTAATGACGGTTTACAACACAAAAATTAGAGGCTTCGGATGAGTATAAAAATCCCTATTGTTTCCGACTTTGACAGCAAAGGAATAAAAAGAGCAATAGCCGAGTTTCAACAGCTAGAAACAGTTAGCCAAAAAGCTCAGTTTGCTATTAAAAAAGCAGCGGTTCCTGCTGCCGCTGCACTAACGGGGTTGTTCTCTGTGACGTTGAAAGCCGCGCAAGCCGCCGGTGATTTAAACGAAGCACAGAACGCAGCAAATGTGTTGTTTGGTCAGGCAGCAAAAGACATTACTGCCTTTTCTAAGCAGGCATCAAAGTCTTTAGGTTTAAGTGAAATAGCTGCAATTCAAGCGGCCACAGCTTTTGCCGGTTTAGGAAAATCCGCTGGTTTACAGGGCGACGATTTAGCAAACTTCTCTAAACGCTTTACTACTTTGGCTGCCGACATGGCGTCATTTATGAACACAAGCCCGGAAGATGCCATTATGGCTATCGGCGCTGCAATGCGTGGCGAAACGGAACCCATACGCCGATATAACGTGTTACTTGACGACATGACTCTAAGAACTAGAGCTGTCAAACTTGGCTTAATTAGCAGCGTAAAAGAAGGTTTAACACCAGCTAACAAAGCTCTAGCAGCACAAGCAGAAATTTTAGAACAAACGTCTTACATGCATGGCGACTTCGCTAAAACAAGCGACGGAGCAGCAGGCCAACAAAAGATTTTAAAAGCAGAATTAGACAACCTGACACGCAGCTTGGGACAATCTTTTATTCCAGCGTTGGAAAACACGCTTCCTAAACTAACGGCCTTGGCAGATTGGGCTGCTGACAACCCCAAAGCAATAAGCAACGCAGCTATAGCAGTAGGCGGATTAGCTGGAGCCACATTAGCTTTAAACGCCGCTATGTCTGTTAACCCTTACGTTGCTGCCGCTGCCGGCATTGTCGCTATGGGCGCAGCTTTCGACCAGCTCTATAAAGAAGTTGACAAGGTAAACAAAATAGGCGGCATTGGTGCCCGCATTTTAGGTGTTCTTTTTGGTGGCCCTGCCGGCGCAATGTCAGGCCTTAACAAAGTGCGCGAAGGCGTGTGGAGTTTGTTTGGTGTTACCGGCAAAGCCACAGACAGCATGGCAGGGCTAAACAAAGCCCAAATTGAAAACGCAGAAATAAACAAGTTAGTTGCTGACGGCCTTATAAATCTCAACAAAGCCGAAACTAGCTTTACCGCTACCACCACCAAAGGCACCTCAGCCGTTGACAAGCGTCTAGCAAAAATTAAAGAACTACGAAAAGAAATTACCAGCGATTTTAAAAGCGCTTTAGAATCCGCTAAAGACGTTTTAGAGGACTCACAAAAAGCATTTGTAGATTTTGGTAGTTCAATTAGCGACTCCATTACTAGCGGCTTTTCTTTCAGTGCAGCACAACAAGCCGGCAAAGAAACGGGCATGTCGTTCCTAGATGCATTGGCTGAACAGGTAGGCAAAACGCGCGACTTTGCTGTAAAAATAAACCGTTTGTTAGCTGCCGGCCTTTCTGAAACAGCCTTACAACAAGTGCTTGCAGCGGGCCAAGAAGCTGGCGGCGCTATTGCCGATGAACTTTTAGCAGGTGGAGCCGACGCCATAGCACAAGCAAACGCCTTAACCTCAGAAGTTCAAACGTTAGCCGACAATGTAGGGCTGAACGCCGCCACACAATTTAAACAAACAGGCGTAGACGCCGGCACCGCACTTGTCGCCGGCATTATGGAAGCCATAAGCACGTTTAAATTAGAACTTAAATCCAAAAAGCTGACACCAAAACAACTGGCACGACTTCAAAAAGACTTCGGTTTAACTGTGGATTTCTTGCTATCAGGCGGGCAGTCAAGTATCCCAGCATTGGCAAACGGCGGAGTGGTTAAAGCATCTCCCGGTGGCACACTTGCCCTTATCGGTGAAGGTGGACGCGACGAAGCAGTAATTCCGTTAGACCGCGCCGGAGGTATGGGCGGGACAAACGTGACCATTCACGTTAACGGCGGCGACCCGAACGCCGTAGTCGACGCGCTACGCCGCTATATGCGCACCAACGGCGCGGTACCTATTCGAGTTTCTACGTCTATTTAACAATGGCAACACCGACACTTTCAGCAACCGGGCCTTCGTCAAGCGTCATAGGCTCCATAACTTCTTTTAATTGGACCGCTGGACGGCAAGCCAAAAGCGACGTTTTTAAAAGCGGCACAGGTTCTATAACGATTCGCAACCCGCAAGACCTGCCTGCAGCAATTGTGTTAGAAGCTTTAGTAACCGTAAGCATTAACGGTTTTCAAATATGCGGCGGATACGTCACAAACATTTCCTACAACTACGGAATGGTCCCCAACGAAGATACAGCAACAATTTCTTTAGAGGGTTATCTTGCTTTTCTTGGCCGTGGATACACAAAAAATCTTTTAATGCCGGGCGGAACCACCGGAGAATACGCCGTCAGAATTGGCAATAATTTGACCGGTGGCGCTCGAACAATTATTAACAACCAAACACGTTCTATTTGTGCCGGCCCTCAATTTTATGATGGCAATTCCCAAGATTTGCTTTTAACGCTTGTAACAACTGAAAGCGGCAGATTAAACGAAGCCCCGGTTGAATTGACTTTCCTTGGCCGAGACGTACTAATAGACCCAACAACTGCCCCATATTCGCTAAGCAATGTGCAATTTACAGACACCAACCCAGCAACTACGGGAATGGCTTACGACAATTTAGAATTTGCTTCTCTGACAGACAACTATTTTACCCAAGTAACAGTTGCTCCGCAAAGTTTTGCTGGTCAAGTATTCCAAGCCGGGACTGGCCCACGAAACTTACAATTAAACACCGACGACGAAACAGCCGAACAAGCTCTTTCACTCGCTCAATACTCACAAGCGCAATTTAGTTCCGCAGTTTCGGTGCCTGTAACAATATCTACAAAAAATTCTTTAAATAACGCTCTTGACCCAGCCCAATTGATAAGCATTGGTTGTGTTTCTGCTCGCCTACCAATCGTGTTTCGTGGTGCCACGTTTAATACAATTATTGAAGGATGGAACGTGAGCGCTAACCCGGATGACGTTCGGTACACTTTCAATGTTTCGGACTTCCGCCAAAATAATGTTTTTATTCTTAACGACCCTATTTATGGCGTACTTGATACAAGTAAGTTAGGATTTTAGTTATGCCAGTTCCAGATTTTTCGCCGGGTGAAGTTTTGACCGCTGCCGCTATGGACTCAATAGGTCTGTGGCTGGTTAAGACCGTCACGATTCCCGCTAGCCCTGCGACAACTGCAGTAGATGTCACTTCTTGCTTTACGTCTAATTATGAGAACTACAAAGTGACCTACACAGGGCAAGGTAACGGCACAGCAGTGTTCCATGATTTGCAAATGCTTATTGGCACAACGCCGAGCGCAAGTGCTTATTTTAGAAACGGCATAGTGATGACAAGCAACTCCACAACAGTTGGCGGACAAGCCGCAGCAAACGTAACCAGTTTTAACTTGGGCGCGCAGCAAGCCAGCACCGAAGAATTTGCAGGGGAAATTTATTTTTCCATGCCTAATTTTGCACGCATTACCTACATCACAGGTTTTGAATCAACTTGGGCAGGTGGGTTTGGTTACCACTACACATTCCAAGGGTCCCACGCCGCAAACGTAGCGCAAGACGGTTTTCGTATTTCTGTACCCTCAGGCAGTTTTAACACTGGCACTATCCGCGTTTATGGAATGAGAAACTAATGGACGACACAATTTACATTGTTGTAGACGACATAATGCGACCCGCCACGCCTGAAGAAATAGCACAATTCCAAGAGGCCGACACAGGCGCAAACCCCATTGTCCCAAGCACACAAGGCACCGATGAAACGCCTAGCCCTGATTAGCCTGCTCACACTCACACTCACCGCCTGCGCAGACCGCACACGCGAAAACTGCGACACCACCAAAGCAGACGGCCTACTAGAAAGAAGATGCCAATGAAACCCCAAAACCGCATGACCAACGAAGAAATAAAAGCCCGCATTATTCTGTTCGTGGCGCTGGGATTGACCATCTCATTCGTTATGGCTATCGGGTCACTTATATTCGGATTGCTATTTGTCGTACAGCCTGTGGAACAGAGCCCCAATGACGCAGAGGCTTGGGGCGTACTTAGTCCCATGCTTATGACCCTTGCAGGCGGCCTTATTGGGGTCTTAGCTGGGAACGGAATTAAGAATCCACCGAAAGACCCGCCAAGTGCCCCGTAAATACACAGGCAACTCTGACGGCAACCACGGCTCGGTACGCCCCGGCACAACAGAGCTGCTACGCCTCGCCTCCAAACGCTGGGGCTTCACCAACCTAGGCACATACTCCAACCGCCGCATGAACAACGACAAAGCCAAAGCTGACCCAAACAACCCCGCTTACCTTTCAGTGCATGCCACAGGACGCGCCGTAGATATGGGCTATAACAACCGTGAAAAGGCACTTGCCTGCTGGAACTTTCTTATAGCTAACACCGCACAGTTAGGTATCGAGGAAATACACGATTACGCCTACAAGTGGCCTCAGCAAGACCCCAAAGACAAGACCGCTTGGGGCGCTGGGTATCGCTGTTCCCGTGGCGAGGGCTTGGCTGGAATCAAGATTTTTACTGCTAAAGACAACGCAGGAACACCCGGCGGGAAATGGCTACACGTAGAACTGTCGCCCGCTATGGCAGACAACGCCGATGCTTTCCGTACTGCTTGGATTGACGCACTAGGACGCGCTGGGCTAAAGTAACTCCTAATCCCCTGAGGATGAAGACATGACGGCCCTAGTATCGCCCCCCTATCGGCGGTACTAGGGTTGTGTCGTCTAATGACTTGACACGACCCCTTCCATTGCTAAGGTAAAAGACAGGCCACCCGACACGGCCTAGATAGGGAATGTAATTATGAATCAGCAGCCGTCACTATTTGACGTACCCGCAGCCATTGAGGCACGAGACCAAGCCATAGAGCAGGTAGACCACAACGCAGACCCAGCATGGAAACTGCATTGTGAAGCTGCTATCCGCTGGCTAGCCAAAACACGCCCCGAGTTCACAACCGACGACGTTTGGGAACTAATGAACCAACGCCACAACCCGATGCCCCACGAACCCCGCGCACTTGGAGCCATGATGACCCGAGCCGCAAAAGCCGGCTTAATTGCCGGCACAGACCGTTACATTCCGTCGGCCCGTCCTGTGTGCCACCGGAACCCAAAAAGAATTTGGAAGTCTTTATTATGAAACGCCTAGCCCTAGCCTTAGCCCTCACAATTGCTCCTATAGCCGTTGTAAGCCCCGTAGAGGCGTCTAAACCTTGGCTGTGTCCTAAGTACACACAGGAAATAAAAAAGACGTTTAAGCGTAAAGATTGGCGCACTATGGACCGCATTATGTGGCGCGAATCGAAATGCGAAACACGAGCTGTTGGCTGGAACTATCGCACCGGCATGAGCCATTTAGACTGCAAAGACTCCGGCAGATTTCACCAACGTAAACGCTGTAAGGCTGTTAGGTCTTGGGATGTCGGCCTATTTCAGGTGAACTCATCTTGGTACACGATTACGACCCGCCTATGTGGTAAAAATACCCGTAGCACAGTTCTCATGGAATCACAATGCAACTTTCGAGTAGCAAAGTACCTCTACGAGAATGGTGGGCTTGCCCACTGGCAAGGCAACAGCAACTAGATAGGAAATCCCGACAATGAATGATGCCCAAATAATTCAACGCCTAAAAAACATGGCGACCGATGCCCATTTAAGCGGTGATGAGATACGAGGCAAGGTGTTAGGCGAGGCAGCTGCCCGCCTTACCGAGTTGAGTATTTTGCACCACACATGGCACCCAAGTGTTGAGGACGTGCGACGTGGGCTTTAACCTTGACGATTACGAGCCAGTAGCGGCACGCCTTGACCGTTGGTTAAACGCCAAATTGGCAGGGTACCAAGCATCCACAAATGACTATCCCCGAGTGCTTACACGCATGGTCTCTGAGCCCGGTGCAGATATTTGCGTTATTCGTGCGGAGCTGTGGCTAGGCGAAAACATGATTGCTACTGGCTACGCCGAAGAAGTACGCAACGCCGGCAACGTTAACCGCACGAGTCATGTGGAGAACTGTGAAACGAGCGCCATAGGCCGAGCCCTCGCCAACTGTGGCATGGCAGGTAGTGACATGGCGAAACGCCCTAGCCGTGAAGAAATGAGCAAGGTACGCACGTCTAACGGCCCTGCTGTAGAGCGAGGCAATGACTCCCGCATGCCATCCGTGACCGTTACCCAGCCATCAGGCTTAGCCACCGAAAAACAAGTGTACTTTGCAAGCAGTTTCTACAAAAAAGCAGAACGCGAAGCACCTAAACAATGGCTAGCAACCTTGACAAGTAAAGAAATGTCAGCGTTAATCGACAATCTGAAAGCCGGCAATTTCCCTGAACCCGACAACACAGAGGAGCCCTTCTAATGAGCGAATACGAAGCAATAAACAGAGACTTAACTAGCGCACTGGACAAGCTGCGACAAGACCGAGACGACTGGAAAGAACTAGCAGAAAAAGCCATTGCCCAAATAGAAGAATGGCGTGCCCTCTGCGACCTGTACCAACAGCGATACAACCAAATAGTTAGGGGAAACTAATGCTTGACGTCATCACATGGCTATACCTCATTGGAACACCGTTAGTCGGTGTTTATGGATTTTGGCTGTGGGTATTAGACGCCCGCGAAGAAGGCAAACCCGTGACGAAAACCCAGTTCGGAGAAGCTGTAGTTATCTGTTCACTGCTTGGCATGATTTGGCCTATTGCAGTTGTGCTGGGCGCTGCCGGTCTTGCTATTGACTGGTGGCTCGATAATGCTTGAAGCTAAGTTTCAAGCCCAAGTAATACAGCTGGCCCGGATGAACGGCTGGCGCGTATTTCACCCGCAAAAGATGCAGGCCCGCGACGGCTCATGGCGCACAGCGTTAAGCGGCGACAAGGGTTGGCCCGACCTATGCCTAGCCCACAGAGAACGCGGCTTCATAGTGTGCGAGCTTAAAGCAGATAGAGGCGTCCTTACTAAAGAGCAACAAGATTGGCTATTTCATTTAGCCCCTTGGGCTGAGTGTTACGTGTGGAAACCACGAGACCTAGAAGCAATTGCGCGCCGGCTTGGCGCTAAAGGAGTGCGCAACCTCGGCAGCGTCGGCTAACATCACTCAACAATTGAACCGCTGGTACCCCTGTTAACCGCGCTAACCACAGGGGCTAAGAGGCACGAGCACTGCCAGCACTTTAAGGCCGCGTACGGGTTTGCACTGTGCCGGCATAACACACGGAAACGTGGGTAGAGCAGGCTGTCTACGAACAACCTGTGCAGCGTCCAAACGTCATAAATGCGTATGGTGTCCGTCCAAAGGTGTTAAACATCCGGCAGCCACAGCTACTTGCTGAAAATGTGGGGGGCAAGCACCGAGACAACACCACACCCACAAAGAGGGCAAGCCCGACAGGGCGCGCCAGCAAACAACTACACTCACAACAAAGGAGAACACCCCGACATGACCAACAGACAACGCACACCCCAATACACAGCAGCAAGAAAACAACTACTCGCCGGCAACCCAGCCTGCCACTGGTGCGGACAACCAGCCACCGAAGCAGACCACCTAATAGAACACGACGCCGGCGGAGCAGACACAATCGACAACCTCGTGCCGGCCTGCAAACCATGCAACAGCAGACGCGGACAGAAATACAAACAAACTCGCGACGCACAACGCCAAAAAAACCGCGAACAGGCGTTTTTTAGGGGCGAAGCCCACACC